TGAGGCCTTGCTGGATTGCGCTCTTCCCGCTTGGGCGGTTGGTCAGCTCCACAACCTTCTGCCCGCTGACAGGCCTGTTGCCTTCAAAGGCCTTGTCATAATAGGGCTTGGCCTCGGCAGACCTTGCCGCGGCGATCTCGTCAGCCGTCTGCACGTAAGACCCCGGCGGCTTGCCAAGGGCGACTTCCATGTCATCCGCAAGCCGCTTGCCCATGGCCTGCTGCCGCTCTTCAAGGAAATCAACAGCCCGATCCCGGCCCGCTCCCGGCATGCGCGCTGCAGCCGTTCCTGCATCCCGCACCGATTGAGGCGCAACATCAACGGGAGCAATGGGCTTTCCACTCGCAGCCGCGCCGAAATACTCCTCCGCAAACTCGTCTATGTTCTTTCCGCTATCGTAGAATTTCTGCGCGAGATACCGCGCCGCCTTGCGGTCAGAGCTCAAGATGAGGTTCTGCATCTTCTGCCCGGCACTGGTTGCGGCAATCCCAAGCACCCCCGCGCCAGAGCCAAGAACGGCATTGGTCGCCATACGCGCCCCCATGCCCTCTGCCTTCAATTGGCCTGTAGGGGCGAGCTCTCCGGCCGCTGTGCCCGTAAGGCCAAGGGCTGTAAGGTTCTCAACCGTCCTCCCACCCTTTGTAACTGGAGCCGCTGCAATACGACCTGCAACACCCGTGGGTGCAGTCTTCCCTGCCGCCAGTGCCGCCTGCGCAGCCGTTTCCGCCCCAAGGCCCGCGCGCACGCCGCGGATAGCGCCTGTCGCGCCCTGATACAGCTTTGTGAGGGGACCGCCGCTCAAGACGAACCCAACACCCCCCGAGGCGATGTTGCCGGCAGACCAGTCGCTTTCCTTTTCGCGGTAGTCCTGCTGCACGCGGCGCGCGCGCTCAAGGTTGCGGTCATAGTCTCCGCCCTTAACCGCAGTATCAACTCCCGCCAGAACCTCCGGGCCCCACCCAAGCGTGGCGTTGTTGACAAGGTTCATGGAATAGCCTGCACGCTGCTCATCAAGCGTGCGGTTGTCTCCGGGCTGCAATCCTGCCCGCCGACGCTGCTCGAGATCGCGGCGGTTTTCCTCGTAGGTGCCGCGCCCTGCAAGCGTGCGCAATCCCGCCGATACCTCCTGGGGTGCAAGGTCTTCGAAGTTTTCTGCGTACCATTCGCCCCACGTGCGCCCTCCCGCAGGCGATGGCTCCCCCTTCAGTGCTTCTTCAAAGGTTATGCCGCCGTCGTCCTGCGTGGCCTCTTCAAAGGACAACCCCATATTGTCCTCAACCCAGCGCCGCTTTGCTTCCGGAGATACCTTTGGGATGTATGGCATGCGTTACCTCACCGGATAGAATTTTTGCTTGGCGGCGTCCCATCGCGCTGGGCCACGCTTGGTGTCGTATATTTCGCCGTCCTTCAAAAGACCCTTGTCCTCGCGCCTTGGAAGCGGAAGACCCCTGGCACCAGATGCCTTGCTTGGCTCTTGAACCGCAAGGTTTTCCGGCACGCCAAGCCCATCTTCTTTCGGGACAATACCTCTTGCCTTCAATTGGTCTTCGTACGTTTGCTGGATTTCCAGCGCACGCTCGTACTTGCGTGTGTAAAGGTCGCCAAGGATTTCTTGCATGACCGCAGGGTTCTGCAGAGCAGATGCAGGATCTCCGCCTAACGCCTGCAAAACACGGATAGCATCGTATTCTGTCATGACGCCGGGGCCGACAATCGTGGTCCTGAACATACCAAGCAAGGCTTGCACCTTGGCGCGGCTGTCCATCAAGTTGAACTCGTTTTCAGTAAGCCCTTGCTGACCAAGAAATGTCTTGAACTTCCCGGATATATCTATTGACCAACGCTGGACACCGGTTGGGATGTCTTTGACGGTCTGGAAATACTTCCGCAGAGCCTTCAAGCCGTTGACTTCGTCCTGCCTCTCCAACTTCAGTTTGTAAAACTGCTGCTCTGTCATGGGAGAAACAGAACGCTGCCCGCTCGCAACACGCCACAATCCATCTTGGCTGCGGTAATAATAATTGCCGTCATTCGGATTATAGGTTGTGTACACTGGCCGCCCATCCGGACCGTTCATTTGAGGGCCTTCTTTGAGGGCGTACTTGCCTCGCGGCCCAGGAGTGGGAAAAGCTTGCCCTGATGGATCTTGCTCACTTGTTTCTACTGGCTTTACGGGGGCAAATCTTTCTCCAGCACCAACAGACCCGCCACCGCCGCCACCCCCGCCAACGGCCCTTGCAAACCTCGGATAACGCTCTCCGTAAGGAACCCACTGGTCCTGCTCAGGGTCCCAATAGGCACTCTGCGCCGTGCCGTCCGAATACTTGATCTCGGTTTCTTCAGGCCTTCCGCCCTTCTTGCCGCGATCCTGAAGAACTGCAAGCTTGTACTTGAGCGCCATGTCCTGCAGATAAGGGTCAGGGCTCCCCATGGCTTGGGTCATCATGCCGTCGAAGTCGCCGCCGTCCTTCAGCGCACCGAGGAAGAAATCACGCCGGCGCTTCAATAAGTCCGCCTCCTCCCGATCCGCACGGTTCTGGACGTAAGCCCCCGCAATCTGGCTTACCGCATTGGCCACCGCCTGCACCGGGTGGTTGACCTCCATCTGCTTGCCCATGAGGGCCTCTGCCAGCTTGCGCCGGCGCCCGATCGCCTCCTCGGATGGCCAATCTCCCTCCGGGGCTTTCTCCTGCGGCTTGTTGTTGACGGGTGCTGTGTCGCCGAACATGCCGCCCCTGAACATATCCTGAGGGGCGAAGATGGGCTGGGTGGCCTCCTGCGGCTGGACCGGAGCGCCCACGCCTCCCACGGGCGGAAGCGTAGGCATGGGCATGCCTGTGCCGCCGTCCATTTCATCCTGCGGATACCCAAAGAACGGGGTTGGTCCCGGAAATGGTTTCTGCTGCCAGCCTACTGCCATGTCTTCTGACCCTTACATGCCGCCATAAGAGCGGCGCAGGATTGCTTCAATAAGGCGGCGACGGTCTTCATCCGAGATTGCACCAGAGCCTGCAGCATCCGCAGGGCGGCTCGTGCCGGAGATGGCGTCGTTCACGGGTATCCCGCGGCCAGGCATGGGAGGTCGCCCGCCATGCTCGCGCGATGAGGGGAATGGCATGGGCTGCGCATCCGGTCCCGAGCCCGGGCGCGGGAGGGGCATGGGGCCGATCGGGGGCCTTCCGCCATAGCCGTCATTGGGCGTGTAGGGCATGGGGTTGACCGGGACATTGCCAAGCTCGCGGATCCCCGTGTCACTTCCCGGCACGAAGGGGCCCATCTGGAAATCAGGCATGGGGCCTGTGAAGGGCATCGGGCCAAATTGGTCTCTCGGGCTTGATACCCCCTGCGGGCCTTCCGGGCCGGCAAAGGACGGGCCGATATTGGGACCTGAGTTAACGCCGCCCTGACCGGCCATGGGGGGCATCATCCCGCCCTGCCCTTGCGGGTTGGAGAACATCTGGCCCATCAACTGGGACTGCTGGTTGGGGTTGAAAAACGCCATGACGGATCAGGGCCTCCTTGGACGGTTGTTGAGCGGGGACTGCGGTTGGCCCATCGGGCGCATGCCCTGCGGCGGGCGGTAGTTGCCCATCTGCGGGCGTGGGGCTTGTGTGCGGTTCATGATGGCGTTTACGAGAGCCCCGCGCCCCGGGGTCAGGTTTCCTGTAGGCCCGGGATTGATCTGTGGAGCGCCCGTCTGAGGCTTCGGCATCATGGGATTTGCGGGGCTTACAGCTGGCGGCATCCCGGGATTGATCTGCGGAATATCACCCATCGGCTTGGGCATGCCCGGGTTGATTTGGGGCACATTGGGCATGGGCTTTGGCATGGCCCCCGGACCAACCTGCTCAAAGCCGGGCATTGTCTGGGATGGAGGATACTGCTGGAAGAAGGGCGTCATCTTACCTCTCGTATGTATTCATGACGGAACGGATCAGCCGCTCGCGCTCTGGCGTGATGGTGTCCGCGCCAGGGAGCACAGGCCCGAGCGGGGCGATGGACGGCAATGTGGGTTGCGTCGTTGGAGTTGTTGGCAGCGTGCCTGTTGGCACTTGCGACGGAGGCGGTGGCGGAGGCGGAGGGGGTGGAGGTGCAAGAGGCTGCTGTGGAACCTGCAGCATCCCCGCCGTGGGGTAAGTTTGGAACTGAGGTTGCGATGTAATGCCGTGGTAGGAGCCTGAAATCTTTGGCATCAGCGCCGCGCCTCCATGCGCTTCACTTTGCGAGCAAGTTGCTGCGTTGCTGCCATGTTGACGCCCACTGCATCAACAACGGGAATGGACCGCCCATCCCCCAAACCAAAGAAACCCTTGAAGTCCTGAGCCATAGGGCCGACATGGCGCGCGCCATTGTCACCGGGGACAGAGCCCGGCTTGTACTGCCATGACTTGATCGGGATCTTCTCCATCCGGTTTAGGATGGTGTCCGCAGACCGCACCTTGGTCTTCATGTTCCGGTCCGAGAAAATGCCCGGGATTCTCGCAATGCTTCCAACAATTGAGCCGATGCCAGACCACATGGAATTGTTGTTCGCTTGCCGCTGGTTATAGGCGTTGAGCTGCGAATTGTACGAGTTCCAGATGTTGCCCTGCACGTCCGGAGCCTGCACACCCTGCTGGTAGATGTTTCCGCCCTGAACGGTCGGGGTTCGCGGGCTCGCGCCAAGAAGCGTTGCCACACCCTGCGCCGGCGCGTTGTACTGAAGCAAAGCCTCATTGGTCATTGCTTGGCGCGCCTGCTGCGCAAGCTGCGCGTTCTGCAATTCCTCCGAGATGATACCCTGCCGCGCCTGCTGAGAAATCTGGCCCTGCTGGAGCTGCTCCGCAATGGCCCTCTGCCTTGCGTCCGTACCAAGGCCGTACATCCTCGATTGCTCTTGCGCGCCGGCAGCAAGCGCATCAGCCGCAATCCGGCCCATCTGCTCGCCCTGAGACCGGCCAAGACGGTCCATCTCCGTGTTGTACGCCTCGCCCGTAATGGGCAGCCCACGGTCTGCAAGCATCTGCCGCGTATCCCTTCCCTGCTGCTCAAACTCAGGTCGCATCAGGCTCATGCCGCGGTTGAACATTGCCTGTTCGTAGGTGTTCCGGTCCGCGGAGAAATCACCCGTCCCTGGTGCGCTGGGCACGTTGGCAAGGTTGAGGCCGCGCATGTAGTCCGGCGCACCCTCGAGGTCCAAGCCCGTTGTGTATCCCGGCAGATTGGTCGGGAGGCCAAAGGGGCCTGTAGGCACGGAGCCTGCCAACTGCGCGGCGGCATTGGACAGAGTTCCCTGCAACTGTGTCTGAGCGTCAAAGGCTGCTTGCTGGGCAGGAGACAGAGACACGCGCTGCGCGATCGGAACGCCTTCCTCGTCCTTGTCGAACGTGATGTTCCCGTAAGGCGTGAATTGAGACAGATTGTTCAGGATGCTCGATTGCTTTGCAGCCTTTACATACGCATCCGCCTGCGCCTGAGATGTCTTGACTGGATCTGGCGCGGCTGGCGCGCTGCCTCCTCCACCCTTGCCCATTACTCACTCTCCTTCAACCATCGGCACTCTTCCCGGAGCATCCCGAGAATGAGCGCATCGTTCATACCGTCATAAGCACGTCGCACGGTTCCCTCGATCTTGAACCCAAGCCCCGTGTTTAACCTGATAGCGCGCTTGTTGTTCCGCCCGATAATCAGCGTCATGCGCTGCAAGCCCTGCTGCACGAACGGGTAGTGAAACAAGGCCCGGACAATACCCTTGCGGCACCACCGCGGGCTCGAGGCCGCAAAGCTCAACTCGCAGTCAAACTTGCGCCAGCGATGATAGACCGCACCAGCAATCAACTTGCCTGCCTCGTCCGCGATCCCGATCGTCGTGAACGGCCCGAACTCATCAATCGTGATGGGATGAGGCAACTGACCGATCACGAAATCGGCAACGTCCTGATCCTCGTCAAATACAAGCTTCAGACCAGGCCGGCGGGCTTCATGACCATTGCCGATGACCTCCAGCTTACGCCTTGGCTGGTCAACGAGACGCGCAATCTCATCGAAGCTGAGTAGCCCAGCCCGTTCACCCCTTGCCATCCCCTTATTGCCTGCGTGGCTCCGCCCCATATGTCCTGATCCCATATTGCAACGTCCCATACCCCTCCCGTTGTCACGGCCGACGTGGAGACGGTTGATGTTGGGACCGAAATGTCAAAATCCGTGCCGATCGAAACAAGGGCCCCGGGGTCACTCACGGCGCCGAAGATAATCCGCGCCATGGTGAAGTTCTTGAGCCTGTCCGAAGAGCCGAAGTAATTCCACGCAGTCTGAGCATCAGCCACAATGGCGGTTCCGTTATCAGAAAACCCGTCATTGCACTTGTAGACCCTTCCATCCGTTCCACCGGCGTAAAGATCATTCCCGTAAAGGGCAAAGACGGGGAAATTCCACCCCGTGAACTTGCACCAGCTCTGCGTGTCCGTATTCATGACGTGCTGGTCGAAGGCGGCCGTGGACCGCGGCACGTTGAATATGAGCATACGCCCGCGCGGGTAGAAGATGACCTGCCACCCCGTGTTGTCCCGGTAAAGCCGCATGGCCTCCGACACTGCAAGGCTGATCTTGTCTGACAGGTCCAGCGAGGAAGGCTGCGACCTTCCAAAGGGCAAGACCTTTGTGATGGGCGTATACGAGCCGTCCGTAATCGCAATCAGGTCAGAGCCATATCTCTGCAGGTTGGATCCGACGATCGGGGGCCCGAGAAAGAACGTCCCTATTCGTGCCCATGAATTTGCATTTCCAGGATCAGACCCCTGATAGATGATGACCTCGCCAGAGGAAAGAAAGAAGGCGATGAGATCATCCCTGCCATCGCCACCGTCCGTGGTAATGGTTCCGATCTGCTGCAGCGTGCCGCCAAAGCTTCCCGTGTACTGAAGAGGAAACTTTGTCAGCGTGCCCGTGATGGACTGCAACCCCGCATACCAGAAATTCAGCGTGTTCTTTTCAATGAAGAACAGCCGCTCCTTGAACACGGTAACGTCCGAGAGGTTGGTGATGGTAAGCCCTGATCCAGACCATGCCGTGGCCGAGAGGCTTGTGCCGTTGTAATCCTGCGGCGCGTCCGTTCCGTTTACAAGAAACAGCCTCTCCGCAAAATTGACCCACTTCCACCTGTTGTTCGAAAACCCGGTCCCGAGCGTTGAAGGTGTTGAGGTGGATACGTTGATGAGCTTCCCGTTTATACCCGCAATAAGGCGGCGATTGGTTGTGGCCTTCCACTCTGCAAGGGTCTGGACGCTATTGGACCCCTCCCCCGTATTGCAATGAAGGGTGTATCCACCCCTGACAGTCACGTCGCTTTGCCTGGGGAACCAGTTCTCCAGGATCACCGCGTCATAGGGCTTCATGCTCTCGAGCGGATCGCGCGCGTTCCACCCGCCAACGGGTGTGGGCAAGGGCCGCTCAACCGCTGCAGGCCCCCTGCTGATCTGCCGGCCACGGATCTGAAGCATCAGCGCCTGCGCCCCTTGCCGCTCAACGCCCGCTCAATGTCCCCGCGCACCGAACCGCCCTGCATGGTTGTCCTCAATGGGACCATGGGGATCTCGCGCGGAGGGCGAACGGGACCAATATCCGGGATCTCACGCGGCGTCTTGGGCGTGAGCGGGGATGGCTCATCCGGAGAACCAATCCGCCCGGACCCACCCTCCGTCAACGCGGGAACATCAATCCGCCTGGTTTTCTTGACGGAAGCCTTCGCCTTCTTGGAAGGGCCGAACATGCGTTGCCACAGCTCTCTTCCCTTGCGGTAGCCATCTTTTGCGACCCCCCGCCCAACATCAGCCGCGCCAAGAATGGCGGGGAAAGCCGCAACGCTGGCTGTCCAATAAGGATCAAACTGCTCCGCCCTCTGGGAAAAATCTCCATCCGCCTCTCCAAGCTGATAGAGGCTTGCATCCGCAGCCGCTACAGGAGACGCAGTTGCGATTTCTTCAACGGCTTGGCCCGTGGGAGATGTGGCTCTGGGTGCAAACCCTGCAGCTTGCCTCCCCGCCGAAAGACCGCGCGCCGCTACCGCCTGCCCCCCAGCAAAGACGGGAAGAGCCAAGCCGGCGCTTGCGATCCACTCCGGAACCTGAGACCAGAGGGGTGTGTGCAGACTATGGCGGTCCTTGACGCGGCGGGACTCCGCAAGGGCATCATCATAGGACCTGCCCTGCCCCAACGCATCAACGCCCGCGACAACCTCTTCCTCCGCGCCAAAGAGAGGCCAGTTCAGGGCCCCGAGAATAGAGCCCTGCGCCATCTCCGCTCCGGTGCGGTCATCTTCAGCCCCGTAGACGCTTGGCATGGAGCCTGACATTACCTGCTCCTGCGCCTCTGTAGGCTGCAAGAACCAGCTCATGTCAGGATTGCCATTGTTTTGGAACTTCTTCTGGGCGTAGTCATAAGAGCGGGAGTCGTTGTAATACGGCTCATCAAGCCCAAAGAACTCCATGGCCCGGGAGGTGTTTGACTGAGGGTCCTGATCCGGGTTTTCGCGGTAGTAGGAGCGCCTCCGATCGGCAATGCTGTCTTGAGTAAAGGGAAACAGCTTCTCCAGTTCCGGATCATCAACAGAACCAAGCTCTGCAAGAACTTCCGGGTCTGTCAGGTCATCAGCCGTCAGGTCAATCCCCGCCTCCCTCATCCGGCGCGCAAGGTCTTCCCGCGCAGCCGGATCCGAGAAGAAAGCCTGAAGGTCGGGACGCTGGGCATAGAACTGCCGGACCTGGTCCGTGCGGCTAAGGTCTGTTGGCTTCCACGGCATGGACTACTTCCTCCGCTTGCGCCGTTTTCCCATCCCGGGCGGGCGCGTGGGAACCGTTAAAACGTATTTTCCATCCCGCCTAAGCTTGAACACAACCCCATCATCCCGGATCATGTACTGGCGACTTCCGGTATAGCGGCTTTGCTCATAACGCCGCGTCTGCTCATTATAAACCGCTGGCTGGTAACGTCGCCCTTCCTTGTCAACGTAGTATTTCACTTCCCTTTCAGCCCGCCAGATTGGATCATTCCCGGATTGGCGTGTTGGGACCAACGCCCGCTTGGGCCGGATACTTACAACCTTGGCCTCGATCTTCTTGCCGATCCTGCTCTTGCGCAGGTAGCGTCCGGCTGCATACCCAGCCGCTGCCGCGCCCGCTGCAGGAGCGTAATCAAGCGCCTTCTCCCATACGTCCCGATTGTCCTGCTCTTTCAGCATCCCTAAAAGCCCCTGTACTTTCTGACTTGTTCGTCCGTCATGCCGTAATAAGGCTGCGGGTCAACACTCCTGCCGTCTCGCCGCAACACAAAATGCAAATGCGGCCCGGTAGAGCGTCCCGTCGAGCCAACCCACCCCAGCAAATCGCCGCGCTTCACCTCGCCACCCTTCAGCGATTTTTCGCTCAATCGCTCCATGTGCAGATATCGGCTTTGATAACCCTTTGGGTGCTTTACGCTGACCTTGTACCCGCCGACTGGGTCAGGCGTGTTTTCATCGATCCAGCCATCTTCTGAGGCGTAAATTGCCGTGCCCGGCTCCGCAGCGTAATCAATCCCCTCGTGCAACTTTGGAATGCCAAGAACAGGGTGCGTCCTCATTCCATATGGAGATGACTGCCAATGCTTGTCTTGCAAAGGCTTTGTAAGGACAGGGGTTTTCTGCCGCATGACAACCTCAACAAACCGCTGCCGATCGCGACGGGCCTTTGCGGCGTTGTAAGGCATGGCCCGAACCCCTTGTTATCGTTCAACTTTGAAAGGAGAACCATACTGCCCCTGCCTGCGCACAAGGCGGCGGCGCTCGCGCAGCTCCTCTTCTTGCATCGTGACAGGCTTTCTTGTCCCCCGGCGGCTCCTGCCCAATTCATACCCCCGCTTCATGTACTGCCCGTAGGGCGTGTCTCCCTGCCTGCGGATGAAATCCAGGACCTCTGCCTCACCCTCGCCCGTCTCCCCTGCCTGCACCCCGCGGCGATAAAGAGTTTGCGCGTTCTGAGCGGCTTGCTGATCTGTCCAGTTTGGATTGTAGCTCTCCTCCTCACGCGGCTTGTAGCGAGGCATGGGCACGGAGCGGCGCTCTGAAGCGCCAACCTCTGAAGCGGCTCGCTCGATGTCAGAGCGAATGGACTTTCCTTGCATCAGCTCCACGATCCTTCCGGTATGCGCCCACGTCCAAGACCCTGAAGGGTTGGGCCTGCCACGTTGAGCTTCTTGCGTGTTCCATCCCGCGCGATGATCTTGCCCTTCTCGCGCTCGTACTCCTCGTAACGCTGCGAATAGTCGAGGCCCTTGGCCTCCAGCCAGCGCCAGGCAAGGCCAAGAGTAAGAAGATGCTCCGGAATGCGGCCCGTGTCAGAGTCCGCCGCCCAAGCACTCTGCGCCGTACCGCCCGAGGACTGGCACCATTTGTTGCTGACATATTCGTAGTACACGGACTGCCCTGCGGCTGGAGCCGGAAGGAACCAGAACGAATTTCCTCTGATCCTGTACTGAGACCACACGGTTGAAACCACGTCCGCCTTCTGCGCCTGCCAGCTTTGGGCTGTAAGAGGACCAAAGACAGGGTCAGTCGTTGACCGGTTCCACAAGGTCTCGCTTATGATCCGGTCAAGGTCAGAAGGGAGCGTGTGCCCCGTCTGCTGCTCGGTCGCAACCGTGGTGAAGGATTGCTCCGTCACCAAGGCCTGCCAATCGTGCTCCCGCATCAACACGTCGCCGGCCATGTTGCACAAGGCGAGAAGCTGTCTTTGCGTCTCGCCATTGTTTGAATAGACCGTGGCTGTCACAGGCAGGTTGAGCATTGCCTGCGCGCGGTTGACGATCGTGAGCAGTGACATCAGTACCCACGCCCGCGCGGCATAACATTCTGCTGGGACTTGCGTATGGACTTCATCAGGTCATCCCGAACGGTAGTCTGCCGCTCCTTGCCCCTCATGCGACCGAGCCCATGCGGCGGGCCATCAAATGCCGGGGGGATGGGGCGCACCACACTGCGTGGCAAATCCTGAAGCGTGCCACGGCCTTGCAAGGGATACGCCTTGCTGCCCTTGGGCCTGAACTGGCTCATGCTGCCAGTCCTTGCCCCGTAAGGGTTCATCCTGTCCATTGTGGTTGCCTTTCTCTACGACGGAGTGCGCGGAACGCAGTGACAGACAGTCGGGCTGATGAAAATAACCGTGGTCGATGTGTTGTTGCTCATCGAAACGGACGTGGTGCCGTTGATGGTCGCACCCGTCGGCGGGTAGATCGTCGCCGAGCCACCGCTTGTGTTTACGAGCACAAACCGATCCCCGGAGTCCGAAGCCGGGAGAATTGCACCACCCGAACCACCCGTGAACAGCGTGTTGCTGGAGGTGATCTGGCGCGCGTCCGTTGAGGTTGAGCCGGTTGTGGTTGTTGACTGCGTCAGGCCAACGATAGCCTGCGCCTGAAGCGCCGGCGTGCCGGCGGACATAAGCGACCGAATGCGAGGCATGTTCTACTCCTTCTTGAAGTTCTTTGCATCGCCCTTGTCTTTCGGGCCGGCGATGATCTGTTGAAGCTGGCCCTCCAGCATGGAGATGCGGTTGCGCAAATCCTTGTTTTCAATCTCAAGCTTGGCAATCGGGGCGGCGCTCTTTGCACTCTCGATGAACGCACGCGCCTTCTCTCGCATGTCACGCAGCCCAATCGCTCCAGGCTTGCTGATAGCCTCGTCCGAGAGGCTGGCGAGCTGCTGCACCGTGAAGACGTTGATGTATTCAAGCGCCTTTGCCATCTCGCGCGGGATGACGGGCCAGAGGGAGAGCGGAACCCCGTCGCCAACCATGTCGGGGTTTACCTTGGTCGCCTTCCACCGCGCGTAAGCATCGGCATACTGCTGCTTGATGGCGTCCGTCACGCGCTTGACCGGAGCATTGCCCCTGTCACCAGCGATCATGATTTCCACGTATTCGATGGTACGGAACACGGGGAGGCCGTTCTGGTCCATCTGGTCGGTCTTGACCATCTCTTCGTAGAACCGCGGCGTGACGTGCTGCATGTTCTCTTTCTTTGGCAACCGCTGCTGCAAGGCAACGCGGTCGTGCATTTCCAGACCCTCGAGGGACATGGAGTTCTCCTTCTTCAAATGACTTCCGCCGGAATTGGCGGAGTGGTCAGGATTTTGGATCAGTGCAGGAACATCCGTTCCAGTTCATCCGCCCGCTCAACAGGGGCGAAAACATCATCGCGCATGAGGCGCGCTACTTTCCGATACCCGTGCTGGACCATGAATTGCTCAAGCACGCCCTCCGTCTTGGTCAGGTGCTCAAGACCCTTGTTCTCGCAGACAATGAGGGGCAGATCCCGGCGTATGGTCTTGGACGCCCCCCACAAAGCCGGGCCCTCCATCCCCTCGATATCAAGGTAGATCAGGTCAACGCTCTCGGGCTCTAGCTCATCGACAGCCACAACAGGAACCGTTGCAACCCCATCTGGGTCAAGACCAATAGAACCGCTGTTGTGGTCATCACGCTCGACAAGGGCAATCGAACCAGCCTCTTGACCAAGCGCCATGTTGTGCGCGCACACGTTTTCATGTGTGACGTTCCTTATCAGGCATTTGAAATTGTCAGTATCAGGCTCGAAGGTCAGGACGGACTTGAACTTGCCGGCCATCTCATTGGCGAAAATCCCGACATGCCCGCCCGCCTGGATCACCGTCCGCCGCCTGCCCTCAGGCAAGGCCTCAATGATCTTGTGAACCTTGTGAACTTCACCAAGAACGGCAGGCACCGAAACACGATCGGACGCCGGACGCCAAAGCCCATCATAGCGCACGAGGTTGCCCTCGATCTCAACCGGCTTGCTCCTGTCCCGCGCCATGCACGAGGCAACGTAACCCAGCATGCCCCCGCAATGGACGTGGATCTCGCAATCCATGCGCGCCAGCTCATCCGCCAGCCCCATGAAATCCTCAACCTGCCGCACCATCCACGGAGCCGCCCTGAACGCAGCCCCTTCCACGTTCACATCCACGATCGGGTCGGAGTCGTTCTCCGGCTGGGAATAGGCGTGGTGGGTGTCTGTTACGGAGGAGTCCATCCCGAAGAGGTGGATGGTGTTGAACCCGAGGGCATAAGCCCCGCACATGGCCTTGATCCCGACCGTGGTGCCGCCACCGATAAGTGTTACAGGCCTCTTTTCAATGAACTCATCACACGTAGCTTCGTGCCAAAGGACCACATCCCGCCCCGCGGCCGCGAATGTCTCCGGCGCGCATTGGGAGGCGAGGTACTTGGTAACCTCCGGGACAACAAACGCGGCGTTCAAGGGACGCGCGTCTACCATCCACTGCCCGTCCAGTGGCACGCCGTTATCAAGCAAATAGCGCGCAGCGTTATTCAGGGCCCAAATAACCTGCCCCGCCGCAGCCCTTGCCTTCAGCTCAGGGATGTAATGCTTCACCGACGGACCACCACCAACAATGCACACCGCCTTTTCGGTCAAAGGACGCTGTTCCAGTTCTGGAAGCCCGAGGCTCAGTGCGTGTTTCACGTTTGACCGCAGGCTTTCCATTTCAGTGTTGCACTGGACAATAAGCTCAAGAGACCCGACGCCGCCGATCTTCCACACGTCAGGAACCCAACCGTCCTGCACATCATGCGGTCTTGGTTCCCCGTGAAACACGATGACGCGCGCGCCCTTTGGCGGATACTTCCCGCAATCCTTCTTGAAGCTCACAAACTCGCCCGGGAAGATGTCCTGCAGAGTGGCTCCCAGCGTGTGGCGCTCGATCCATGACTGATCCCCACCCACGTCATGGGTCGGATAATTAGCCTCAACGTACCGCTCCCAGATGTGATGACCGAACCCTGCTTGCCATGCCATTACCGAAGACTGGTAGCCATCCGGGCGGTAAAAATCCCGCAGTATTGCAAATGGCCCGTCCCATGCCGCGAGGTCATCCAGGGGGCCGACGATCAGCGTATCAAGATCGAAGAACAACACCCTGTCTCCGGACGGGAACAACCCTTCCTTGAACAGGTAGAGCTTTGACCACCAGCCTTGCAGGAAGCTTGGCACCTTCCGCAGTTCGATGTCCGGGTGATAACCAAGGTCGAAATCATCCGTGAAGCAGACGAAGGATCCTGCAAGCCCCGCCGGCAGATTGCGCCGGACCATGTCGTAGAGCTTGTTGACGTATTCAGCACCGCGCCCGAGGTAATTACCCTTCTGGACGCAGGCGATGTGCAGCATTTGCATTCTTCAGCCTTGCTTTCTTGCCGCCCACATATTGTCGATCAGGTTTGGATAGGGCCGCCCCGCTCGTTCTGCCCTTGCCCTTGCTGCAGCCTTTGCTCCCGATGACAGGGGCTCGCTCTTTCTCTTCGGGTTCGCCCGCTCCCATACGGGGGCCTTCAGAGCGCGGTTTATGTCCTTGCGGACGCTATCGCCCTTGCTCATCAGCAATCCCATTTCCTCAGAGCCTTGTTGATCCGGCTGTCCGGGTCATTGGCTGTAGCGGCAGAGGTGAGTTTCTTCTTCATCCCGCCCATGCGCGCGCAGAATGAACGCTTGCGCGGTCCACCTTCAGGCTGGGGCGGCTTCAGGTTGCCGCCCGTCGCACGGTTGTAAGACGCCCTGCCCTTTGCGTTGAGCCCGCCTTCTGGGTTCTGCCCTTCGGAGCGTTGCCATGCAGGCGTCATGGCGCGCTTGATGTCGTCGCGGACGGTGCTCATGGGAGAAAATTACTTTTTGCGGTAACGCTCCTTGGCGGTCATACCCGCCAAAGTGCCAGCTCCGGCGCCAGAGCCAACAAAGATGATGCTCCCGTCAACATCACTTGACGGAACCTGCAATCTACGCAACTCGCGCAACTCCTGAGGGCTCATTTTTCCCTCCCGCACTGCGCGGCGCTTGATAACATTTGACATGACACGGCGCCCAACCAATCCGCCAGCCACCCCACCTGCAAGCGGAGCGTAATCAAGCGCCTTCTCAAAAATGTCCCGATCGTCAGCCTCTTCAACTGACTTCTCAATGTCCTTGCGTACAGATGTTTTGCTCATGGAGCGCATATTCCTTGCCAGGAGAAAAAAGGGCCGGCCCCTTTGAGAGAGCCAGCCCGATCATGCTTACGTGGCAGTCTCGATGGACGGACGGTTGATGAGAACCGTCACCGTCGAGGTGCCAGAGGCAACCGTGGCAAGGTTGGCACTACGCGCGCCAACAATGCCCTTGCCCGTCGAAGCCGTCACATAGACGCGCCCCGCCGTGCCGGACAGCCAGATGCCAGACTGCGGCGTTACCGCAACCGCGGTCTTCTTGATAACCGCAAGGCCCTGGATCTGATACCAGCCGTACTGGCTGGCCACGTTCGCCGACATGGCCACAGCGACCGGAGGTCCGTCCGTGGTGCCGTTCGTGGGCGAGAGCGTGGTCTGGTAGGTGGTCGCGTTGTACGTGACCAGCGAGCCAACTTCCGTGGAGGCAACGCCCAACAGGTAGATGAACTCACCGCCGCCCAGAGTCGTCAGATGCCGCGCGCGGACAATCGTGCCGAGCGGGTGCTGCGCCGTGGTTTCAGTGGAGGCAATGTCCTGACCACCGATCAAGGTGTCAGTGATAATGAACTTCGTCATGTGTGCATCCCCCCTATCAAGCGACAATGACGCCCTGCAGCGAGCGATTGCTGCAGGTCATGTTGCCGGCCCATCCGATCAGCTTCACCATAGCGTCCTGATTGACGCTGAACCGGTCCGGGTTCATCGGGACCATGTTGCGGTCACGATGCGGGCGGAACTTGATGTAGTTTGTATTGCAATCTGTTACCTGCACATGTATCATTCATTTATCATTACATGTACCGAGTCGATCATTTCTGCCGACTTCTCGACATTCCTGCCGAGTTCAGAGCACATCTTGGCTTCCGCCGGTGGTCCATGCTCGTTACGCGCGCCCGGGGAATTTCTTCCCCTGCTTGGTTCGGGATTGTCCTTCCGCGTCTTTCGACCGGGCATCGGACTTCCCCCGACTTCACCACCATCCCATCAAATCCTGTGAGGGTAATATGGATGATCGCTATGTTGCCGGGCTTTTCGACGGTGAGGGCTATGTCCGAATAGCCAAGTGGAAGAAACCAAACTCACGACACATTCGCTACCAAGTCTTTCTTGGTATCGGCATGTCACATCGCCCCATAATTGAGGCTTTGCATAAAGAGTATGGTGGGTCACTTAACCAGAACCGACACGATCTTCGAAACAAGAAGAACCGCATCCAATTCACGTGGACAATTTCAAGCCGTGGTGCCCTTGAGTTCCTGAAGCGTGTTGTCCCGTTTCTTGTTGTCAAGAAGGACGAGGCAGTCATTGCCATGGAACTGCAGGCTCACATCGACGCCAACCCCTATAAGTCAGTTGGCCCGGTTTCATTGCGCGACAATCACGAAGAGATCGTCGCACATAGAGAGAAACTGTATCTCGCGATTACAGCCCTCAAAAAGCGTTCATATCCTCCTCTTACTAAATGATGGCCCCAGTGAGATCAGTGAACGGTCACTGACTCTTCAAGGAAATACATATGGGCCGCCGGCGCCGTGCCGGAGAACCCACCGTCGAACACAACATCCGCGCCCATGAACTTCAGGGTCTGGAAACCTGCCGAAGCAAGCTTGTCGTCCGTCACGCGCTGGATAGCCTGCAGCGACTTCCAGTAGAAGCCGAAGTAGGTGTTATCAGCCACGATCAGGTCAACCGTGTCGCGGTTACGCGAGGTGGCCAGGTAGAGCGAGTTCATCGCGTCCTGGATCGTCAGCGCCGAAGCCGTGACGCCATTGGCGCTGAAATCATACACCTGGTTCTGCCAGAACGGATAGGTCGTGGAGTTGATGCCACCAACCGTGCCCGTGCCGGCGTCCGACACAAGGAGCTGCAGACCGCCGATCTGCTTGCCACCCGTACCCGTGCCGTCCGAATAGACACCCGTGCTCAGGTTGTTGAGCATGGTCTTTTCGGCGTTCTTGATGCGGGCTTCGAGCAGGTCGATGACCTTCTCGCGGCCGGAGTTCTTCAGGAGCTCGAGGCCGTTGATCTTGACGGCGACGGCGCACTGTTTCCAATCGCTTGGAGCCCGATGCTTTCACATCGGATTGGACTATACCTTCACCCGACCGACGAAAGCCGGGGCACCGTTACTAGTCTCTGAGGCTCACAGGACGGCTCTTTCAAGTCGTCGGCTCTTGTCCTGCGTTATCCCTGCTGATTGCCCAATCCATTGAACTGTTCCGCTTCGGGGCCAATGGCTCTAAGGGGGTTCCAGCATATATCGGTGTTTTTGTCTCGTCGATTGCTCAACGAGGGAGTCCGATTAGTTAAACTCCGCGGCCGTGAACACATCCGAGTTCATGACGTTCAGCGTTTCATCGCCGCTGTAGTACATGAACGTGGAGTTTTCAGCGTACTCGAGCTCCTCAACGATCGAGCGACCGCCGGAGACAGGAGCGACGTTTTCACGTTCCTGAAGGCGTGAGAGAAGAGCAATGTTCTTGCTCATGTTGTCACGAAGCTTGCCCGAGCGATAGCGGAGCGTGGTCGTGACAATTTCGTCCAAACCGGGACTTGGCATTGTCTTTTACCTCATTGGTTGTTGATGTCAGATAAGGCCTGCCGACGCCGCTTCGAGAAGCTGGCGCGTTGACATGCCTTCGGTGGATTGCTCGCCGTACATTGCCGAGGATCCAGTGATGCTCGATGCTGCCATACGGGCCTGCTCCGCGCGCTGCCGTGCCAGCCTGTTATCCCGCGCACGGGACTGGGCAAGAAGCTTGGAGCGCGTATACGGGTTGGCCCACTTGGCGGTTTCATAAGCCTCGTGGAGCGTCTGGGCGCGACCGGTCTCAATAAGCGCCGACATATCTTCTTCAAGCTGGTTGAAGTATGGATAGAGCGGCTTGCCGTCAGGACCGACCTGGCTTGCAAAGTTGTCGATGGCCCCATTCGTTTCTTCAAACGCCTGGGTGTACTGCTGTT